TTTTAACAACCTGATTACGATTATATTGTCTAACTAATTTACCATTACGAAGATAAGATTTAACTCCTACAACTCCTAATAAACCAGTACCGAGAATTGCGCCACCAAGTAATAAGTTATTACGTTTACCTTTTTTCTTACTAAATGTAGTTACATCTGATATTAGAAACATATTAGTTAGCAAATCTCCCTGTTCCAGATGGTTTAGTATTACGACTCCATAGATTTTTTCTCGACCACCAATTAGCCGAAAACTTATCATCCTTAGTTAATTGACCACTTTTATTCTTAATGCCGCCACTTCTAGCTAAGTAATTTTTACGAGCTTCTGGTGAGTAATTATGTCCGTATCCGATTGCGCCGAATCTAATTACTTTGTATTTTTTCTTACCATCAACTAATTTACTAGCTAATACTATTTTCTTATGCACGCCATCGTTCGCTGCGATTGGCTTATTAGGTGTTAATGTTCTACCATCACGTAACTTTCTCTTACGTTTATCTTTACTTCCTTTGTTTCTCGCAAATGTAGCTAGTTTATTAACAGAAGTATAATAAGCATCTGTATCTATAACTTCACGTCTAGCTATTAATTTCGCTATTCTACTTCTAGCTTTTTTTCTACTTTTACTTGTTAATTGAGAATAACCGCGTTTAGGTTTAACTCCTATTGTTTTATAAAGATCATTACTTAATGAATCATTTATAATTTTATCTGCTTTCTTTACACCATACTTTTCAGCTAATCTTCTTCTACTAGCTTGTTGTAATAGAAATACACGCTCTTGTATTTTCTTACTTCTTTGTTTCTTAATTTCTTTTAACCATTTAGCAGCTTGTTGACTATCACCAGCTAATTCTTCTAATTTTTTATAGTTTTTTAAATCATCATAAGTAATTTGTTTGTATTCATTACCTATGTTACCCGATGCTACTATTTTATCTGGTTTTATTGGTTTAGCTTTTAAATTACTATTTTTTTGTCTTATATCTCTAACTTGCTTTTTAAATGCAGTTCTACCAACTTGTTCTGCATTTACATTAGGCTTTGATAACTCTGTAGGTAAATTATTATCAGATAGTATAGTTTCGGGATTGTTAATTTTATTCTTTAAATCCTTTAACTTCTCTATTTCATTTTGTAGCTCTTTCTGTTTTTTATTAACTGTTTGAGTAGGTATTGGTGTGTTAGGTTTAGGTACATTAATAGAAGATTTAATACCTTTACCTTTTAAAGCAAGGTAACTTAATCCTCCTAATAATGCAGTTCCTAATACAGAATTACGAATTATAGAGTTACGTTGTTTACGTTTAACTTTATCCTTATCACCTTTACCTCGTGCGAAGTTAGCCAGATCATTGATTAGAGTTATCATAGTTAAAGTTGTTTAAGTTATCTATCATGTATATTCCTAAGTCTAAATGGTATAGGTTAAGTAAGTCATTACAAAAGAGAATTAGAACTAGAGAATCTAAAGTTAAAAATGTTAGTAGAGATAAAGTATTGCAGAAGTTATATAAACAAGTTAAATAGAGTTATTTATTCTTACGTTTAGTTAACTTCTTATAAACTGCATAACTTCCACCTGCTGCTAATGCTCCAATTGCAGCACCTCCTAATAGACGTGATTTAATGATTTTATTACTTGCGTTATAAGCATCATTTTTAAGTTGTTTAGTTATAGTACGTCTAACATTAGATTGCGATTTACCTCTATCTTTAGCTTGTTTAGTAAACTGCTCAATTAACTTATTCGGACGTTCCATAACTTCACGTAACTTATCATCGTTTATCTTAGCTCCCGTATCTCGTTTAGCTTGATATGTAAGTACCGCTACTTTCTTAGCTTCATCTACAATACGTTTACCTGATTTAACATCATTACGATAATCATTAGCAATAAGTTCAGTTAGTTTACGTCGTTTATCCCTTATGTCTAAATTACTTACACCTAACTCACGTTTTCGTTGTTCAGTTAATGATTTAAGTCCAATCATATTAACTCCACTTCCTACAATTGCACCAAGTCCACCTACTGTACCTATGTTAACTAATCTAAGTTTACGCTTCTTCTTGTCTTTAGAACCTAGTTTACGTGCCATGTTATTTGAGCCTATTACGTTGTTTCTTTGCTCGTTGATTAGCTAAGTAACCCATTGTAATTCCAGTTCCTATAGCTGCTCCTGCTAATGGTGTTGCAACTTTAAGTAATCTAGTTGCATTTCTAGTTTTATTAATAGCATTCTTATATTGATTTATTACATCATCATTCATTGCACTGAGTCTAACGTCATTCATTAAAGTAGGTTTACGTGCAATTGCATTATCTAAATCAGTTTGAGCTAACTTAATATTTGCATCAAATCTTTTAGTTAATTTTCTACTTACACCATATCCAATTGTTCCACCTACCGCAGATCCCGCTATTGCGTAGTTCCTTGTTTCTTACGTTCATTAATTAGATCACTTCTAGTTAAACCAAATTAATTGCGTCGTTTAACTTTATCTTTACTACCAATACGTCTAGCCATATTATTTCCCTTTGTTACGTTTATATGAGGTTACTTTAACTATTTTACCCGATTTAGATTTGCGATTGTATGATTTAACATTACCAAGTGATTCCATTGTTTTCTTACCTAAATAAGTAGTTGCTAATCCACCAGCACCTAATATTCCTAATCCTGCTGCTACACGACTCTTATTTGCTCCCATTAATCTAGCAGCACCTTTAATATAATTACCTTTACCATATCTTTTTAATGTGTCCTTAACTGCTGCAAATCTATTACCGAATACTTTAACTTTCTTCGCGGATTTAAGTGCTACATCATCTGAATCTGGTATGAAGTTCTTATCGAAGTATCTGTCAGATCCGCCAGTATATAATGTTTTACCTCTAAGTCCAGTTAATCCTAAACCAATACTAGGTAACGCTTTAACAGCATCTTTAGAATCTTTAATATCTAATTTTTGTCCAGTTAATCCACGATACATACCCCGTTGCATCTTTCTATGCAGTACATTAGTAATTGGATTTTTAGGAGCGTCTATATATTTAGTAGCTTCAGGTATTGGTACTCTAGTACCATCATCTAATAATTCTTCTGCTGTTTCCGATATAACTTTATGATTTTTATGACGACCTGTAATGTGAATATAATTTTTAGAATTTTTAATATATTCTTGATTATTTATTGCCGCACTTGCACCAGTTCCACCATAATTAGGATCTAGATAACCACCATTCTTCAATATAGATTTAGCATTTTTTCTACTTGTACTATGTGATTCAAGTCTGACACCTAATGCTCTTGGAATGCCGGATCTAATAGTTTGTTGTCCTAATAATGCAGTACCTGTTCCATATAATCCAGCTTTAATATAGTTAGGTTGATTACGTTTATCTTTTTTCTTATTCATAACAAAAATGATGATAATTACTACCATCATTATAAGTGTTATTTGCTTCGCTGTTAATGTCAGTTTTCTATCTTAATGCACGTCCAGTTTTTGTGATGTTTAATTTTACCCTTAATTACTTTAATTAAACAACTACCATCTAGACCACGTGATTCTCGGAGATGAACTAATCCATAACAACATAACTGTTCATTAGTTATTAAGTTAGTTAATAGGTAACGTTTATTAACTACTTGTTGCCAACTCTTTTTAGCATCATTGATTAACTTATCTTCAGCTAACTTAGCAGCTTTATCAGCTAATAACTTATCTCTTGTTTCCTCTGATTCATTAGCTCTAACACAACTCCAACCGTTAATTTTGCGACCATAACGAGGACTATTTGGATTCATTAATGGGTACACCGCTTTAGCATTTAATCCAGTTTCTTCAGTTAAATCTTCCATACCGTAACGACAGAAACTAACACCTTCAGGTGTTGTCAATATGAAGCGTTCAGCATCTGGTAGATATTGTTTAATAATTGGTTCTGCATTAATATCTCTAACTTGATAACCGTTAATTAAATTAGCGTTATTAATGTGATGTGATATTGTCTTCTGACATATATCTAATTTAAGTTGTTCTTTAATAGCATCAATACCATAAGAACAAAAACTGTAGTTATCTTTATTTAAACTAATACATTCGTATTTGTTAACGTAATCTAAATATGTTTTATCTACAGTTACATAATCATCATTAAGTGATTTAACTTTATAACCTTTATGATTAGTCATCTTATTACGAGCAACTTTAATTAAACTACTTACATCTAAATCTAGTTGTTGTAAGTGAGTTACACCGTAAGTACAATACTCAATTCCATCTGGTGTAGTTATTAAGTAACGACGATTTCTAACTAAACTATTACCTCGTTTTAATTTAGCTTCAGAGGTATTGTTTTTTAATCTAGCAGAAATTAAAGTGCTACCTAACATAGAAGCTCGATAACTTTTATTCTGCCAACGACTCGTCATCGTTCTTTTTAAATACTCTTTACCTTCAGGTGTTAGAAAACAACCTTTACCACCATTTAATACGTTATAACCGTTAGGTGTTAAAGCATTATATTCTTTAATAAAATAAACTTCAGTTTTATCAATTTCTGACTGATCTGTTGTTTCTAAAGTTTTAATAATTTCAATTTTAAATTTATCTACACCATATTTCTTAATTGCTTTTGATAATAAACTTTTAGTTCCAACATAATTACCGGCTCTAATATGTTCTGACCAACGCTTTTCAATTGTCCTATTTGTTTGTCCAACATATTTTTTATCATTAATTGAGTTTGTCACCAAATAAATAAATTGTGGCATAATAATCTCATTTACGTCATAAGATCATTATACCACAACTTAAACTCGGTCTAGTTAGAAATAGGGAATTATTATCTAACTACTTGAGCATACAGATTCTTGGGAGAATAAATTACTGGTAAAACCATTGATCATTTTGTTACCACGTAAGCTCTTTATCCTACGTATCAGTAGTTTCATGTGTTATATCTACTGTTCAGACTATATCATCATCCACTTGGGATGTTCGGCACTCGTGGGTTTGTTACTGTCCGGTCTGGACTCGAAACCTAGTCGTTGAACCTTCAAAACCATTCCTGGTTAAGCTTGGCTGCTGATTGTCCACTTCTGGAGTTTCCAGCAATTCACCGAATTTTTACTACTTAATTACTTAAATAGGCGACTACAAAAAGTTTCAATCGCTTGCAAAACATCGTTGATAGGCACAGTTGTCTTCTCATAAACACGTACCATTACAGGAGATTCAGTACCTGTTAATACACCATCTTTAACAACTTTCTGTTCTTCAGGAGTACCAATAGCTTGCTCACCCATTCCATCCTTGAGGAATACGAAGCAATTCTCATTAAGGAATCGAGCATTACTGATGTAGCTATCAATAGTATTAGTATTACCAGAGTAGGTATTATCTACTTGATAGAACTCATCATAATCCTTAATAGGAGGTAGGTTATTAGAAGCCATTACCTCTTGTAACATTGGGAAGCTAACAGAACCTACTTGTGCAAATCCAACTGATTGTCTAGCACGAGCAATAGTAGATGCTTGTTTCTGAAGATCACGCAATGCAGTATTACTCATTACGATGAGATCAGGCTTGTAACCATTAGTATTGACATAAGTAGTTACAGCATCTTCTAAGTTAGCGATACCATCAGCATTAGCGTAGTCAGTCCACTTGTTCAACTTAGGAGATGCAGTGTTACCAGTAGCAACAAGAGCATCAGGGAAGTGGTTATAACTAGCACCAGGACGACGGAAATCAATTGTCCATGCAACCTTAGTAATTGCATCAGATACACTCAATTGACCAGTCTGAACAACTTGCCAAGCCATGCTAGTAAGTCTATCAGCATGAGATTGGACGATCCCCTCAATGTGACCATAGAGATACTTAACGAGCATATCGTTAGTACCCTTAATGACGGAGTTATCAGTTAACTTCATGGTCATAACACTAGCGCGTTTATAGGCAGCTTCTTCCATTGCCTTACGCATCTGTTTCTGAGTTACTTCATCGAATGAATAGCTATTACCTAACTTAGCTAGTTCACCGATTACTCGACGGAAACCACCATGAGAGATAACTGGAGGTTCAGCACCAGGAGCAATAAAGTTCGCAACTGGTGTGAGACGTTCACTTACGTATGCTAGGAACTCATCGTCCTCATACGTCTTAATAGGCATGAATTGATCAATAAGTTTAGTTCTCTGACGCAGACGAGCAATAGTATCGTCTACTAGAGTTTCGGCAACTTTAGCTTGCAACTTATCGGTAAGAAAATTAGAAACTGAACCCATAGTAAGAAAAAAGTAGGATAGTGGGCGCGATAACATACATCATTAACATACGTCATTAACGCCCGGTTAGTTAGAATTTGTAAGCGAAATTGATGCTAGGGAATCGTCTAGCAATATCACCATCGAAGTATGGTAGATACTGGATACGAACACCATTAGCAATAGTATAGAGAGCTAGATCCTTAGCTGTTGCAACAGTATAATCAACTGCATGAACATGAAGTCCTACAATTGCATTAACTCTAACACCGATATTAGTACCAATAGGTAGAGCTACACTTGCGTTACCAGTTAATGTAATAACACCAGTTGTGTAATCAATAAATGCAATAGTACCAACAGCAGTTGCATTAGGAACTAGAGTTGCACTAGATAATGCAGCACTAGTTACAGTACCAGCAGTTGTAATGGCGCGGTTAGTAAGTCCATCAACTGCAAAGATAAATACCTTGTTAGTAATAGATGCTGCACGAACTAAATCAGATAATCCAGCAGTAGCATTAATAGCAGTAGCAACTTCACTAGCAGTAGTTGTAGTATTGTTAGTTGTTGCAGTTGCAGTTGCAGTTAAACCTTCTACAGTAACAGTTACAGTTTGAGCAGCAGTTACAGTAGTGATAGTTAGCGTAGAATATGGTTCAACTACAGTTAATACATCACCAGCAACAAAGATATTAGTTGGAGATGCAGTTACAGTTGCAGCACCAGTAGCAGTTACAGCAGTTAACTTAGTACGAGGTAGGAAGCGCAGTACGTTACCTACTTGAGCAACAAATAGTCCAGCAGGAACTTGTTTGCGAGCTTCAGTATTAAGACTAATGTAAGTATTCTGCACAGTTGCCGACACATTAGGATGATTACCATCACTGAATGCGAGAATGGCAGGATCAACTAGAAACGTTTGAGATTGATTGAAATAAGGCATAGTTTATGAACGATATTTTTTAATGTAGTTAGCAGCAATAGAACTCAAATCAGCTTCTTCATCTAATTCTTCTTCATCAAGAACTTCCTCAGCGAAGAATCCCATTTCCATAGCTGGCATACGGTCGAAGATTTCAAGTACAGTATTCATTGCATAGAGTTGAGTTGCAGGATCAACTTCGTTCTCAGCACACACGGTACTAAATGCCGCGATACGTTCATTAGCACTGAAGTTACCCAGTAGAGATTGAACTGCAAATGGAGTCATCTTACCAGCTTCTACAAGAGCGTAAGCACGTTCAGCTACATCAGCTAGAGCTTCTTTAATCTCAGTGTTGCGTTTAAATTCGGCGAACTCACTGTTCTGGTATGTAGCATAGTCAGCTTCCTGGTCTTCTTCATCTAATTCTTCATTCGTATCTAAGTAATCATTGATGTCTTCACCACGACTTTCAATACCCATAACTAATAGTTGATTTTCAGTAGCTTCATCAAGTCCGAGAACTTCAGATAGTGCTAATGAGAGATTATCAGTAGGAGCAATTTCACCTTCAATGATACCAAGTAATACATCAGGATTACATTCTAGAGCATCACTGAGATCAATTAGATATTCCTCAATGTCATCATAACCAGCAGCTTCGCCAAGTTCAAGTAACGCTGCACCATATTCACTACCTACACTAAATTCGGCAACTTCATCACCAGTAGAGTAAGCAGCTTCACCAACTACATCATAGATATCTTCTTCATCAATTTCTAATTCAGCAGCAATGCGTTCTTGTAGGTCGAGATATGCTTGAGTCATGTGTTGCTTATATTCGTCCTTCAACATCACACCAGCGGCAACTGCATTTTGTAGATTCTCAACTAAATCCGCAAATAGTTGATTGTGATATTCAATAGCTTCGTTCATAATACGTCTTAGTTATTTGTTTTGTTGTTTATATGCGTGTCTTATACCGAGTCCTGTACCAATGGCTAATCCAGCAGCACTACCTCTTAATGTTCTACGAAATGTATTTTTAGGGTTACTAGATATTAAACCTAAGACTCCACCGATTTGCGCTCCATTAGCTGCACCACTAGCAGCTTCACTAGTTAATGTAGCTCTACCTAATTTACGTAAGCTAAACTTGCGAGGTTTCTTATCCTTACTACCAGGAGTCCTAGCGAAATCAGCTATTCGGTAGTCAGATAATAACTGCATTATTTTTTCTTACCTTTCTTCATAGCTTTGTAAATACCATAACCAGCACCAGCAGTCAATCCAGCACCTAATACTGCTAATCCAGGAGCAGATGTAGCTAACGCAGCAGCTTGTTGTCCACGTAGACTAGCAAACTTACCAGCTTTACCAGCAGCACCTTTAATACCATCAAATGCTCGTCCAGGTGCGCCTTTATAATCGTAGTTCTTAACTCTATCACCCATATCTTTAAGTGATTGAACATCTCTATCAAATTGACCTTTAGCTCCACCAGAACGAGATAAAATATCATCTTTAAGTTTTGCACTTTGAGAACGATACATATCTTTACTTAATCTACTATCCGCAGTTTTTTTACCAATTTCAGCACCACCATATCTCATACCAGCAGCTCCAAGTCCGCCTAATCCAACTGCACCAGCACCAATACCAGCATATAAACCAGCACGAGATTTACGTTTCTTCTTATCCTTACCTCTACCTCTAGCAAAATCAGCGTTGTCGCTAGTTAATGATTCAAATTCTGCCATCGTATAGGCAGCAATAGGACGATTTGTATAATTCATAGACGTTAGTTATAGTTATTTATTACAGTTTGTTTCTTACCACTTAATCCGCGGTATGCTCCAACAGCTAATCCAGTTCCAACTAATGCACCAGTACCGATAGCTAAACCTTTACCAGTTTTAGTCTTCAATGCAGTTTTACCAGCTTGATAAGTTGCAGATCCGTATTTACGTAATCTTCCAGCTTTAACTTGTTTCTGCTGTGCAACTTTATTAACAAATGATTGTTTAACATCATCTGCATCTTTACTAACGCGATTAATAACACGTTTACCTAAATTCTTAACACCATCAATGCTTTCGCGGAGCAACCCGAACTCAGCACGATTAACTGCTTCCATCTCAGCCATACTAAATGCTGCAATAGGTAATCCACTAGCATAACGAGCGTTAGGATCATTAGGAGGCATACCCCAATTCTGTTGTTGACCTTGAGCTTGATAACCTTGCACTTGGTTCGGATAAGATCCACCATTAGCTTCCTGCATCATAGGATCTTGTTCTTCCTCACCAGATCCAATCAACGTAAGAAAACGAGTGGCGAAATCATTAATAGCTTGATACTGTACTTCTTCACGACTCTGACCGTTAAGTGCTTGTTCATCAATAGTCTGAATAGTTTCAGTTAGTTCCCATAACTTATTAGTTAAATCTTCGTATTGATTACGAATCTTATCTAACATATCATCACTGTTCTCTAAGTCGTCAAATGTAAGTGCATCTGATTCAAATTCAGCACGTTTAAATAGACTTAGATTAGCAATGGCGGGATTAGGTGTTGCACTAATTTCACGTATTGCATTACTTACTACATCAATGCCAGGACTAAGTGTGTTTAATAATCCTTCATTTAACTGACGTATTGCTTCACCACTTTTAATTGCGATTTGATTAACAAAGATACCTAACTTACCAGTTAATCCCTTATCATCAGCACCAGGAAAATTATCTTCATTAATAGTAGTGCATTGAAATTGAGATTCTACATCTCCAATAACACTAGATTGCTCCTTCTTATGATCCATCAATACTGGAATGCGAGTCTTAGCAAATAACGCATTAGAGTTACTAACTATCTCACGTATTCTAGCTGGACTAAATGTATGTGTTCTCTTCTTAGAGTCAACATGAGTACCTTCAATTAGGACTAATCCTTTCTTAATTACCTTATTAGGTGACTCACTTATTGTTTCTAAATTAGAAGCTGAAAAATAAGCTAATTTATTCATACTTGTTTATTGTGATTTAACTCCTACTAGCTCTATATGTTTCATAATAGTGAATATAATAGACATAGTGGGTTATTGTTCTTAATAAGCACATGATAGATAAACGTAAGTTAATCGGTAACAAAATTAAACGAGCTAGACAAGAAGCTAATTTAACTCAGGAACAGTTAGCTAAGGAACTATTTATGCAGAGAAGTGTATTAAGTAAGATAGAGACAGGTAAGTATTCTGTAGCAGCAGATAGACTAGGCAACTTTAGTCGAGCATTAAATAAAAAAATAATCTATTTTCTAAGTGACATCTAATGGTTAAACAAGACGTTAAAGTTAAATCGTATGTAAGGAAAGGTAAACTAGTTAAACAGTACCAACGTAAACAAGACAGTGCATTAGTTAAAGCAACTATAGTTACTGCAAGTACACTTGGACTAACTGCTGCTAGTTACCTATTACTAAAACGACGTTATAT